AAGTAAATATGAATATAAAAAACTTAATCCAAACATACAAACTAAATTTAAATCATTGTATCCGATTCGCATATCATTAACTACTGAAGACATTAAACGTGGTTATATAACTAGATATTTTGCATATCGTCAAAATGATTATACTATTACAGAAATTGATTTAGCACAATATGATAATATCGGTTCAAATATATTAGATTCGAATCTATATAAAGCAATTAAAATTAAATGGTATATAACTGGACCAAAAACGGATACATCAAATGGATTAGTTATAACACAGGGAGTGCAAACAAAAAATAGAATCGAAGTAATGGCTGTTGAAAATGATGCACCCGGTATTAGTTTTTATTTATCAAATTTAACTGAATTTTATATGGATACTGATTTTAAAGTACCAGCAGATATCAATGTGAACTTGGATTAGTAAATTTAATTTCATATAATATGGTATGATATTAGATAACTTCGATGAAATTGATTCTGTATTTGAATATATACAAGATAAAAAAACATTGTTGGTACCTATTACTATCAATCCGACAGTTCATTCATCTATCAATCAAATATGTTGCATATACATATATACGGAAGATGATGTAGAATATATAATACCATTTCGTCATACTGAACAAATACAATCATTTACCGAACATATACAAAGATTTCTTTCATTGTCTGATATCTTTGTTTATGACAAGAAACAGTGGTTACAATTGGGCGGAAACGCTAATGTATTCGATATCAAGACGTTATGGTGGTACACATACAATGAACCGTATGATGAAACACATTATTTTACACCAGCTCATAAATTTTATTGGAGAAGACATCCTTCATTATCTTATGTTAATACTATAATACCATTGCAACAACATTTAGCAATGTGTCAGAAAATAAGAAAGTATGCATGGCCAATGTGTATGAATGCTAAATTGGATGAATCATATTTAAAATTTAATAAAATGTATCCGTCGGTTTATGCTGCTATAGAAACTGCTGGTTTATGTGTTACCGATGATTTCCGTATGTCGGACATATGCACGGAAAGTATGGTGTATTCACAATATAATTATCATACCCTAACAGGCAGACCATCAAATGCATATCGAGGATTTAACTTTGCAGCAATGAACAAAGAAGATGGAACTAGAGATGCATTTTGTAGTAGATTTGAACGTGGTGCATTGTTTGAAATGGACTTTGATGCATATCACGTAAGATTAATTGCTAAATTGATAGGATATAATTTACCCAACGGATCCATTCATGAATATTTCGGTAAGTTTTATTTTGATACTGATGAATTAACTGCAGAACAATATGAACAAAGCAAACAAATTACATTCAGATTGTTGTATGGTGGTATTGATAAAGAATTTTTAGAAATACCATTTTTCAAACAGGTTAATGCATTTGTATATTCATTGTGGGATACATGTAAAAAACGAAACTATGTAGAAACACCCATATTAAAAAGAAAAATTCACAAAGATAGCATTACTAATATTACGGCAAATAAATTATTCAATTATTATTTACAAGCACTAGAAACTGAGGTATCAACTCCAAAATTGCAACAAGTATTAGAATACTTAATTCCATATAATTCTAAACTAATATTATATACGTATGACAGTATATTGTTAGATGTAGACTATTCAGAAGCTAAACAAATATTGCCTGAACTTATAAATATCATGCAACGTGGAAATTTTCCGGTTAAATGTAAGGTCGGTGGTATTTATAGTAAAATGAATAGTATTACGTTATGACAATAGATTCAATACTTACCGAATGGCAATTTAGACTCAAAAAAGGATATCCAACCACCGCAGCTGACTATGATATTCTGCGTGATGTTCTCAAAGAAATGACTACATTATCAGAATATGAACAAGATAGAATTGTTCGCAGATCTATGGGATTGGTTGAACAAGATGATGAATTAGAAACATCAAATGATGTATTTAGTGATATAAATACATTTACTGATTTTATAATGAATACATATGCAGTAGCCGGTCAACAGATTATCGGGTTACAATCAATGTATGATCAAATTATTAAAAATCCAGAACAACAACAATTAAAAAATTTAATCACCTCAACAAATTCAACTGAATTAAAAACTGGTGTAACACCAATTCGAGGTATTAATGCTATATTGTATGATATCATAGAAAATACTATAAAGATACCAAACGGCGATCAATCAGAATTGTGGTTTGCAATTGTATTCAAAGGTAAAGTTGCTGGAGCTGTTGCAGCTGATGGTGGAATTGAATCTGATATCGTAGTCGGAAATGATACAGTTTCATTGAAAAATTACAAAGATATTACATTTGACTTCGGATCATTGCCAGCCGCAGGTACTCAATTATTAAATGAATTTTTAGAAATTGCTAAATTGCTAACCAATCAGGATATAAGCAAATCCAAAGGAAGAGATCAAATTAATAATGTATTAGAATTTTTAGATAATGAATCTATAGAAGCTCAAATACGACAATTAATTCAGATGTCTGAAAATACGGATATTGATTTAATACGAAACATTGGAAATCGATTACGAAAGTTTTATTCATTAAGTGATAATTTAGATACAATGATTGCCTCATTCTGTCATATAGTTGACAATACATTACGAGATAAGATCTTATCGGTTAATTGGTGGGGTATGATAATCAAATCTAATAGAACATTATTTTTAGAATCATCTGCGGATATATATCGATCAGTACGTTGCACAGATAGAAATAGATTATCAGATGCAATTGCAAATTTTCATCAAAATAAATTATTTGTACTAGGAAGTAGATTAAGTACAAAAGTAACAAAAAAATCACAGGATTAATGGTTTGAAAACACAATTGCTATGCACATTTGCACACCCATCAGATTTAAATATAATAACTGATTATATACAACAAAATTACGATATACCTGAACAACGTATATTCGTATTTTCAAATGAAGATAATACTGATTCATTGTATTGCACATATAATGCATCTATGTCAGATCGTAGAGGACAAAATACTATTAGTATCCATCGAAAAAAAGAAACTAATACATTGTATACGGTTAATGCGTTAAATGAAATTATACGAGCAACTAATAATGGTATATTAGATAAAACATATCAGATAGATTGGCAACAATATCAAAATTCATTTATATTAACAAATGACACTGGTTATCGAATTATTAATTTGATATTTTTTAAGAAAATAACCTGGAATTGATATTTATTTATATATGTAAGAAAGTAAAAAAACTTAACAAATAACTTGGAATTAAAGAATTAATTATTTAATATATAATTAATAAATAACAATAATTATTAACAATTAAAAAAGTAAAACTATGGCGTTAGATTTATCTGCTATTAAAGCAAAACTTAACCAATTAAACAAGAGTGATGACAAAAAACAAAACTTATGGAAACCTGAAACAGGTAAAACCAGAGTAAGAATTGTACCGTATGTACACCGTAAAGACAATCCGTTTTTGGAATTATATTTCCATTATGATATCGGAAAAAGATCTATGCTATCACCAATTACCTTCGGTAATGCAGATCCAATCGTAGAGTTTGCAGAAAAACTTAAAAAAACTGGAGACAAAGATGAATGGATTATGGGTCGTAAAATTGAACCTAAAATGAGAACTTATGTACCTGTTATTATAAGAGGTAAAGAATCTGAAGGTGTAAAATTTTGGGGCTTTGGAAAACAAATTTACACAGAATTATTATCTATAGTATCTGATGATGATTATGGCGATATTACTGACTTAATGTCTGGTAGAGATATCGATGTAGAATTTACACCAGCAGAAGGTGGAGGCTTTCCTAAAACAACTATTCGTGTAAAACCAAATGCACAACCAGCAACAGATGATAAAGCAATTGCTGAAAAAATTATGAATCAACCATTAATTACTGAAATCTTCCCTGAGCCTTCATATGAAGAATTAGAAAAAGCATTAGCAGAGTGGATGAATCCAGAAAATCAAGATGCTGATGTAGAAGAAGAAACAACTAATACAACTACTACTAAAACTGCAGCAAAACCAGATACTGAAAAAGTAACTGATGTTGCATCTGCATTCAATGATTTATTCAACCAGTAATTAAAGGTTACGTATAATGGCAAAAAGTAATAAGACTAAGCTAGAACTGGAAGACAGTTTAGCAAATACATTAGCTGAAAGTATCAACAAACAATTTAAAGGACAAGCATTAAAGACTGCTTTCTTTTTAGATGGTGATGATGATGCTCCTAGCAATGTTAAAGATTGGATATCTACTGGATGCGATACATTAGACCTAGCAATTTCAAATCGACCGAACGGAGGATTCCCTGTAGGTCGAATTACTGAAATTACCGGATTGGAAGCATCTGGTAAATCATTGTTAGCATCCCATGCATTGGCAGAAACTCAGAAAAAAGGAGGATTAGCAGTATATATTGATACAGAGGCTGCATCTAGTGCTGAGTTTTTAACAGCAATCGGTGTTGATTTAAAAACTATGTTATATGTTCCATTAGAGACAATTGAAGAGATATTTGAAACGATTGAAACTATCGTAGAA